CCCGCGTGGTCGGCGAGCCGCCGCGCCTGCCGTTCGCGGCGCTGTCCATGGTTGCCCAGATCGAATTCGAAATTCACGATTCGCTGATCCTGCCGGACGGCATCGTCGAGCTGGTGCTCGAATTCGGCGCGACCGGCGTGCAGGAAATGGACACCGCCTTGCAGGATTGCTCGCTGCAGCCGTTCTTCGATGCCTGGGCGGCCGGATTCCCGGCCTAGAGCATGAACCCGAAAAGTGGGAACCGGTTTTCAAATAAGATCATGCGCGAGAAAAATACCTAGCCATGCCCGGCGATCCGACACTCGACGAGGTCTTGCAGGAGGCTTACGCCTCGGCCTCGCCCGACAAGATTCTGATCGACACCATTTCGATCTATTACGACGGGCTGGTCGACGGCGAAGACAATCCGGCCGAGCTCTATCTGTTCAACGGCGAGAATTCCACCACGGTGAGCGAAGCCGGCGTGCCGATGCTCACCGCGCGCATCGAGGACGGCGCCGCCAGGAAAGCCGGCGAGCTGGTGACCTATCTCGGCATCTCGTTCAAGATCGTGCTGGCGCCGATGAACAATGAGCCGGTGGCTTCCGCCATGCTCACCGTCGACAGCGTCGGCCGCGAAATGAACGACGCGCTGGAAGCCGCCGCCAAGGGCGGCAAGGCGATCGAGGTGACCTACCGGCTCTATGTCAAGGGCCAGGAAACGGTCGGTCCGCAATCGCTTCCCCCGCGCAAATTCGTGTTCTCCGGCGCCGAGGCGGCCAACGCCTCGGTCAACGGCCGGCTCGCCTTCCTCGCCATCGGCAACAGGGCTTATCCCTTTGACAGCTATCGCCCCGAAAACTTCCGCACGCTGCAATTCGGCTGAGTTGCATTGGGCCGCCGGCCTGGTCGGCAAGCCCTATCGCTCCGGCGCGCGCGGTCCCGACGCCTTCGACTGCTGGGGCATTGTGCAGTTCGGCTGGCAGCAGCGTCTCGGCTTGAACGTGCCGGACGTTCGCTTGCGCAGCGCCGCGATGTTTCGCAGCGTGATGCGCGGTGGACACGTTGCAGTCGATGATGTCGAGGCTGTCGAGGTCGATGCGCCGGCCGAGCTCGATGCGGTCTACATGACCTCGCGCCAGCATCCGCATCATGTCGGCCTTTGGATTGCGCCCGACGCTTTGGGCGGCGTGCTGCACGCCATTGAAGGGGCCGGCGTCGTGTTCCAGCGCCGCGCCGATCTGATCGCGCATGGCATCGCGATCGTGAAATTCATGCGGCTCAAAATCTAATGGCGACGATCCACATCTTCACCAATATGGAAACGGCGGCGCCGCAGCAGGCCTCGCGCGTATTCCCGCGCCGCATGCGGCTGTCGACCGCCGCGCGCCGTTCCGGCCTCGATCCGCGCCGCGAGGTGCTGATCGCCCAGCGCAACGGGCGCTGGGTGCGCCAGCGCGATTGGTCGCAGACGCTGGTCGGCAAGAACGACGTGGTCAAATTTGTGGTGATCCCCGGCAAGGGCGACACGCTGCGCACGGTGGCGCTGCTGGCGGTGCTGGTCATGGCGGTTGTCGTTGCCGGGCCCTTGGGTGGCTCGGCTTGGCTCGCCGGCGCCGGGCTCGGATTAAGCGCCACTCAGGCCGGAGCCCTCATTATTGGCGGCGCCATGATCGCCGGCAGCTACGCCATCAACGCGCTGATCCCGCTGCCGCGCCCGGACGCGCCCGGGCTGTCATCCTTCACCGACGTCAATTCGCCGACCTACGCCTTCACGGCGTCGTCGCAGCAAAACCTGCCGCGTCTGGGCGGCAAGATCCCGGAATGGTTCGGCTATCATCGGGTCATTCCCGATCTGGCGGCCACCGCCTGGTGGGAATGGGCGGATGGCAAACAGACGCTGCATCAGACATTGTCGCTCAGCAATGGCGAGATCGAGGTCGACAAGATCGAGCTCGGCCGCACGCCGATCGAGACCTTCGAGGAAATCGGTTACGCCTTGTTCGGGCCTAATGTCACCGCCGATCTGTTCGAGGCCGAGGTCTATCAGGCCAATGACGTCGGCGGCATCGAGCTGACGGCGCCGAACGAGCTGGTGGCGCCCGATGACGGCGTGCGCGGACCGTTCACCGGCTTGCCGCCGGGCCAGACCGGCGCGCAATTCGGCCTCGATATCGGCTTTCCGCGCGGCTTGTTTCTGCAGGGCGGCGGCGGTGCGCTCACCGGCAAGACCGTGCAGTGGCGGGTCGAGGCGTGCGAGATCGACGACGCCGGCGCCGAAGTCGGCAGCTGGTTTAAGGTCGCCGACGAGACCTTTAATTCGACCCCCGGCTCCGGCAACACCTCGACGCCGGAGGCCGGCATCACCGGAGAATTCCGCGGCGGCGGCTATGCCACCAGCAACGATCTCAATTCGCCGCTGACGGTGTCCTACCGCTACACGCTGGCATCGTCTGGTCGCTATCAGTTCCGCGTCACGCGGCTCGACAGCAAGGATCTGACCTCGCTCGCCGGTCACGACCTGGCCTGGAGCGGGCTGCGCGGCTTTCTCGGCGATGGCGACTATGGCGACGTGACCATCCTGCAGATCGCCATCACCGCCACCGCCTCGGTCAACGATCGCACCGTGCGGCAGATCGCGGTCACCGGCACCCGCAAGCTGCCGACCTGGGATGCCGAGCTTGAAGAATGGACCGCTCCGGTCGCCACCCGCTCGATCGCCTGGGCCGTGGCGCATGTCATCAGGGGCGACAACGGCGGCCGTCAGCCGGACGAGAGTTTCGACCTGGAGGCGTTGCTGGCGCTGCACGCCACCTGGGAGGCGCGCGGCAATTATTTCGACTATTACGCCAGTTCCGCGCGCCCCCTTTGGGAAATGCTGCAGACGATTTTGCGCGTCGGCCGTGCGGTGCCCTATCGCCAAGCCCATATGATCCGCTTCTACCGCGACGCGCCGCAGACCATGCCGGCGGCTTCCTTCACGCGCGCCAACATCGCGCAGCGCAGCTTGAAGATTATGTACCGGCTGCCGGAGCCGGAAGACGACGCCGACGGCATCGAGGTCAAATACTTCGACCGCCGCACCTGGAACTTCAACACCCTGCGCAAATCCTTTGTCGGCGCCGGCGTGCCGGCGCGGCCGATCGCGCGTGCGCTCGACGGCTGCATCGAGGTCGATCGCGCGCAGGAAGAACTCGACTATTACGTCGCCGATTATACGCTGCGCCCGATCAGCGCCAGCTTCGACACCGAAATGGACGGCATGTATCCGTCCTACGGCTCGCTGGTGTTGATGCAGCACGACTCGCCGCGTTGGGGCTTGTCCAATCGCGTGCTCGATTGGGATGCCGCCAATCTGACGGTGACGCTGTTCTCGCCGCCGTTGTGGACCTTCGCCGATGGCGGCTGGTTCGCGCGCTTCCGCGATATCCGCGGCCGGCCGTCGGCGCAGGTGGCGATCGCCTCGGCGCCGACCAGCACCACCATCGTGCTGCAGGAGGCGCCGGTCTATGACGACGATACCGCGTTCGATTTCACGCTGTCTGATTCCGAATTGCTGCATGTCACGCTCGGCCGCAGCACGGATGCGCCCAAGCTGGCGCTGTTCAAGGAAATGACTCCCGGCCAGGGGCGCAAGTGCTCGGTCAAGGTCGTGCTCGAAGACCCGGCCGTGCACGTCAACTGAGTTCCTTACATCTCGCAAAAGTCAGCCGCTTAACGGCCGCGCCCGCGCGCGGCCTTGCGCAGGAATAAGCAATGTCCAGCATTCTCGAACTTGTTGTCGCCGCGGCGGAAGATATCCAGACCAAGCGCGACGAGATCGTTATCGATGCCGAGCGGCTCAATGACATCGTCAACGGCCCCTCTTCCGGTGCCGGCAGCACAACCGATGTGCTGTCGAGTATTGCATCCGGGACCGGGACGGTCAGCGGCGATCTCACCAACGCCGGCGGTTTGGCGGCCGCGCAAGACGGCAACGTCGTCCAGGCCGCGGCCGCCTGCGCCGCGCGTACCGTCTCGGCCTCCGGCTATAGCAACGCCATTCGCTGGGATTGGGGTGCCGGCGTCACCAAGAAGATCGGGCGCATCCGCATCCATGCGCCGAGCGACGCGGCGATTCTCGGCGGCGTTACGGCTGGCACGACCTTCAAGCTGCGCGGATCGGCCGACGGCGCGTCCTGGGTCGATCTCTATGTTGCGGCGGCCGCGGTCGGCGCCGCGGGCGAAGAAATCGACATTTCCTCCGGCATCACGACGACGACCGCCTATCGTCATCATGAATTGAATTTCAGCGGCAACGGCACGACTGCGATCGCGGTCGCCGAAACCGAGCTGTTCGAGATCGTGACCGTCAAAGCGGTCGCGAAGCTCCTGGCCGACGCCGACGCCACGCTGCGCTCGAAATGGCCGGCGCCGCTCACGCTGGCGCTGGACTTCGACGATGCCACCGGGGCTGGACCTGCCGCCGGCGAATTCCGGCTCGGCTCGGCGCCGCAGAATACCTCGGTCGTGTTGCGCGTCAGCGAAACCGATGCCGGCGCCGTGTCGGCGATCGGCCGGCTCGACGCCGCCGGCCGCTCCAGCAACCCGGTCATGGGCGACGTGCTGATCGTCAAATATGGCGACAGCACCAAATGGCTGATCGCGGAATATACCGCGATCGTCGACAATGCCGCCGACCGCGACATTACGATTGCCATCAACGATTTCAGCGCGGCCAATCCGTTTACCGATGGCGATCCTTGCCTGGTGTCCTTTCTGCCGGCGGCCGACAAAGGCGCGGCCGGCGCCGACGGCGCCGGCGCCGGCGACGTGCAAAGCGACGACGACCCGACCGTGGTCGATGAGATTGTCGGTTTCTCGACCACCACCAAGCATGTCAACGGCGCCGCCTTGGCCGCGCTGCTCGCCGGCAGCGGCCACACCGCCGTACAAAAAGTGTTCGGTCCCTGGTCCGGCATCGCGCTCGCCGGCACGACCGACATCAGCGCCAGCAATACGCTGCTGGTCAAGATCACCGCCGGCACCGGGCCGATCGCCTCGTTCGGCACGACGCGCGACGGCTGGCTGCGCATCGTGCGCGCCGACGTCGCGTTCACCATCACGCGCGACGCCACCAATCTGGAGACGCCGAACGGCGTCGATGTTTCGGTCGGCGTCGGCGATATCCTGCTGATCGTGCGGGAAAGCTCCGAATCCGTCGCCAAGACGCAGGTGCTGGAGGTCATCAAGGCGGATGGCCGCGCCTATCGCGGGCCGAACGATATTCCGCAAAACCTGTCGCTGTCCGGCATCATCGCGCCGGCGCAGATCACGGCCAGCCAAAACGACTACGCGCCGACCGGTCATCAGACCGCGTTTATCGAACGGCTCAACTCGGATGCCGCGTGCACGCTCACCGGGCTTGCCGCGCCGACCTCGGGCCGCGCCGAAGTACGCGTGCTGTTCAACGTCGGATCGTTTGCCATCACCTTGAGCAACGCCGACGCCAGCTCGTCGGCGGCCAACCGTTTCGAGCTCGGCGCCAATTTCGTTATCGCCGCCGGCAAATGCGTGATGGTCTGGTACGACACCACGTCGAGCCGCTGGCGGCCGTTGTCGCAAGTGCTGCCGTGGGGCGCGCTGGCCATCCTCGATCGCGTCACCGTCATCGATCGGGACTTGACGCTGTCGGGCGACATCTCGCCGACGCAGCTGGCGGCCAATACCAACAATTGGGCGCCGACCGGGTTTTCGACGGCGAGCGTTATCCGCGCCTCGACCGACGCCAGCCGCAACCTGACCGGCATCGGCGCGCCGTCGACCAAGCGCGTCATTCGTCTTTACAACATCGGCTCCAACGCGCTGGTTCTTAAAAACGAGGATGCCAATTCGAGCGCCGCTAATCGTTTTTCGTTCGGTGCCGATCGTACGCTGGCCGGCGGCGACGGGCTTGAACTTTGGTATGATCTTACGTCGAACCGATGGCGCGCCAGCGCCATCATCGCGGCCGGTGGGGGCGGCGGGTCCGGCACCACGACTTGGGGCGTTTGCGACGGTCGCTTGACGCTCGCTACCGGCACGCCGGTCATGACGACCGCGCAGACCGCCAAGACCGTGCTCTATTGGTCGCCTTATCGGGGCGGGCAGATCGGGCTGTACGACGGCGTTAGTGCCTGGTCGCTCATCACCGCGACCGAAAAGTCGATCCCACTTACCGATACGCAGACCGGCACGACGACCAACGGCTCGGCCGTCATGACCGACCTGACCGACACCTCGCAGCTTGTCGTCGGCATGGATATCGCCGGCACCGGCGTCACCGGCGGCACAACGATTGCATCGATCGATAGCGCGACGCAGATCACCATGTCGGCGAACGCGACGGCATCTGGCGCCAACTCGATGACCTTCAAGCTGCCGGTGAGCAGCATGTTCGACGTGTTCGGTTTTAATAATTCCGGCGCGCTCAAGCTGGAAATTCTGAAATGGACCAACACCACCACGCGCGCGACCGCGCTCACCACGCAAGACGGCGTGTTGGTGAAGACCGGCGCCACCACGCGGCTCTATCTCGGCTCGATCGCCACCACCGCGACGCTCGGCCAGACCGAATATTCCTTCGGTGGCACGGCCTCCGGCGGCACGGCGGCCAATCTGCTGGTCTACAACTACTACAACCGCACCGACGTCGAGGCGCTGGTGCAGGACAGCGCGACATCTTGGTCCTATGCGACCGCAACGCTGCGCTCGGCCAATAATTCCAACAACAACCGGATCAATTTTATCGTCGGCGTGTCCGAAGATGTGGTGAAGGCAACCTATGACGCCGTCGTGCGGTATGGCACGGCCGGCAATCCCGCAATTGCGGTCGGGCTTGACAGCACGAGCGCCGCGACCGGCACGCAGGCTGGAATTTCAGCCACCGCTACGGCGACACCCGCCGCCCATACGCACGCCGCGGGGACGTATCTAGACTCCCAATTCAATGCTGTCACCGGCACTAGCGGGTCGACCGCAGCTTCCGCGAGCGCGACGGCCAGTCCGGCGGTATCCATGACCGCGCGCTATTCAGGCTTCCCGGGCGTTGGTCTGCATTATCTACAGGCGCTTGAGATCGGCGGCACCGGGTCGAATTTCTACGGTTCCGGCAACGGCTCGCAGAACGGCCTGATCGGCCATTTCAGGATGTGATCCATGACATTCCCGCTGAATAACTTGACCGATGCCATCGCCAACGTCTGCCCGATCGACGGCGTCAGCATCGGCAACGAAAGCGTGCGCGCGAGCTGGCGCATCGACTTCAAGGCCGCGGCCACCGCCGAGCAGCGCGCGGCGGCGGCGACCGTGCTGGCGAGCTTCGACGCGGAAGCGCCGCCGGAGCCCGATCCGCAAGCGCCGGTGCTCGATCTTAAAGCCTACGCCGCGGCCAAGCGCTATGTGGTCGAGAGCGGAGGCATCGTGTTCAACGCCAAGGCCATCGCGACCGACCGCGACAGCCAAGCCAGGATATGCGCGACGGTCAGCTATCTCGAACAAAATCCGGCGCTCAGCGTCGAATGGAAAACGGCCGACGGCGGCTTTCTCACGTTGAACCGCGCGGGAATGCTGGCGCTGGCCGACGCCGTCGGCTTGCGTGTGCAGGCGTGCCGCGCCAAGGAAGCCGAGGTGGCGGCGGCGATCGACGGCGCCACGATCGCGACCACCGCCGAAATCGACGCGGCGTTTGCGAAGCTGGCGCCGTGAGCGCCTTTACCGGCGAGCTGACGCTGACGCACCTCGACGCAGACTGGCGGCGATGGCGGCTCGAGCAAGTGCTGAGCTACGAGGTCGGCGCGCTCGGCTCGGGGCGCGTCGTGGCGGTGCCGGTCGGTTTCGTCACCGACGGCGCCAGCGTGCCGCGGCCGTTGTGGTGGCTGCTGCCGGCGTGGGGCCGCTATTCGCGCGCCGCGGTCGTGCATGATTTTCTGTGCGACCGCATCGAGCGCGGCGCGGCGCACATCCACGCGGCCGACCGTCGTACCGCCGATGCGATCTTTTACGAAGCGATGACGGTCTGCGGCGTCAACAACGTCATAAAGTTTTCCATCTGGCTCGCGGTGCGGGCTTTCGCCATCATCACAAGGAAATAGACCAATGCAGCGCACGATCAGCATTCTGGAGCGCGTCAAGGCCGGCGGCCTCAAGGCCACCGATCGCATGACCGTCAAATGTGACGACGATCATTCCGGCATCGAAAAGGCGCTCGCCGCCTGCAAGAAGTCCGGCGCCACCATGGTGCTGATCCTGGCCGAGGACGACAGCGTGCTGCGGCATTGGACCGCGCCG